CCGTAGCCCTCTCGTCCCATCTCTCGCAGGATGTCATTGAACTTGTCGTGGTCAGACATGATCGTTCGCATCTCATTTTCTACGACAGCAACTATTTGCTCGATATATCGGATGCGTTCTTCTAGAGCTTCCTCAGCATAGTCGATTCGATCTTGTATATGATCGAGGGAATCACGAGCGGCCAGGGCTAGTTCTGCGAAGCCGGTGGTGACGTTTTGCCTGTCGTGGTCTTGGACATCGGCTAGCTCTTCAATCTGGAAGTCCAGATCCTGCCAGTTGTAGTTGACCTGGCCCTCGAGGCCGTAGAACTTCTCCTCCAGGGCTGGCAGCTGGTTGCTCAGCGTGTTCTCCATATGCATGAACCGTTCGCTGTACTGGTCTTCTAGGCCTCTGCGCAGATCTTCGAGCTCGTTGCGGATCTCATCCACCTTGTAGTTGATGAAGCCATCCAGCTCTTGGACACGAGAATTCAGGCGCTCTTCGGGTACGGCAAAGGTTCGGATGTGATCGATGCCTTCCTCTAAGCCTATTCGAGTGCTATCGAGCTGGTTGCTAAAATCCTGGAACTTGAACTCGACATCGTGCTCCGCTTCTTCGAGACGCCATTCTATGTCGGCTTGGAGATTCTCCACGCGGCTCCTGGCGCTGTTGTCTGCCTCGCCGGCACGCATGTCGACGTAGGACCGCACCTCTCCAAGGGCGTTAGCCACGTGGTTAACCTCGTTGCGGGTCTCCTCGTGGTTCTGATCGATCTTGGCGCCGACGTCCATCAGGCGGAAGTCGACCTGGGTTTCTAGAGCCCTGAGGCCTACGTCCAGCTTGTCCTCCAGCTTATCGATGGCTACGTGCAGCTCTTCGTCTAGATTGTCGATGTCATTCTCGAGAGGCTGAGGATCAAACTTCTCCCCGTGCATCTCGTCCATCATCACGATCTTGTCTTTCAGGTTGATGATGTCCGTCTGCATCACAGCTACATCTACCGTGGTAGCTGCCTCCTGCATCTGCGCAACGTTCTGCTGCATGTTCTTCACCGTCGAGTCCAGGTTTGCTACGTACCAGATGATACCGAAGGCCTGAACTACGATGACGCCAATAACAGCAATCGGCAGCTTCATGCCGCCTAGCTTCACCCCGTTCCCGTTACCGTTCTTACCGTTCTCTGCCATGACTTTGTTTACTCCTCGAAAGTATGTCTCTCGCGTATTTCTCAGCCCAATCCGACCTGAGCGGTGGATCGGGTTCTGGATCTTTTTGTAGGTCGTCCATGTCTACCTGCCCGTGCCGGCGTGCGCTCTGCAGTGCCGAGGCTACTTCTCGGCATGCGGAGATAGCCCCGCGAACGCTCGGGTGCTCCCCGAGGCCTATCCGCTGCGGCGTGCGATCATAGAGATCCATCCCGCAGAACCAGGCCACCGATGCGCCTGACGGTATCTTGACGACCTTGAAGTCTCCGCTGATCAGAGTGTCCCCGTCGTTCATCTCGTTCCACTGATCAACTCCGGTTGGAGGCATCGCAGGCGGCGGGTCGCTTGCCCTGAAGTCTCCACTGATCAGGTCGGAATTCATCAGACCTCTCCTGGGTCAGAGACATTCAGCTGGGCCTGGTCGACTAGGGCAGCGGCCATTACCGCTATGTCCCTGCCGTAGCCTGAGAGCTGAGCTCTTGCCCTGTTCTGGTCCACTGCTGCAGTGCCCAATGGATGGGCATGAAACGTGAACACCAAAGTGTCTCTCGCTGCTCTGTCGGCTGCGTACCTAGCTGAGCACGAAGCCGTGATTGTCACCTTCTTTACTCCTCCTACTTCTGTCGCAACGGTAGAGTCGATTCGTAGAGCTGTCGTATCTAAAGCGCTTGGCATTGTTTCTCCTTAGACCCTTAGGTCCACATGTTCCTTAGCTTCGCACAGGGCTTCATCCATCGTGCCGTAATATTTGCTGCGGGCTGGGTAGTCGGAGATAACGGACCACCTAGTAAGAAGCCAGCGACCGTGATAAGGCTCGACTACGGCTTCGTGCGTCGGTATCCACTCTCCAGGGCGTCGTTCGTCCAGCGTTGACCTTGAAAGCCAAACCTTCTCGTCAACCTTTCTTACGTCCCACCTGATCCCGTCTCTTATTTGAGTAAGAACCCTGCTTGACTTCATACCCTTCATCAGAGTATTCCACCTCTGTGCATATGTCAATAGTATCGGGAGATTAAACGAGAACTTTAGCGCTTGTCCCCGTCTCCTTGTAACTCTCCGCGAGCTTTACGGGAGAACAACTTCTTTAGGTTTGAGCTGGCGACATCTGCCAGGTCAATGTCTAGCGCCGTACAGACTTGGCTCAAGTACCACAAGACATCACCGAGCTCATACTTCAAGGCTGATCGATCCTCGTCCGTGATCTTCCCTTCCTTGTCTCGGAAGATCTTCTTGATCTTGCCCGCAACTTCGCCTGCCTCGTTGGCCAGCCCAAGCGTTGGGTATATCACCGGGTGATCACACTTGACTGCCAGCGCAGTCTTCAGTGACTGCTGCTGGTAGTGAGCCCAGTCACCTTCCTTGACAGCCCCGACCTTCGCCTGCCTCTCGTCGTACGACCCTAGGTACTCGTACATCGTCGACCCGTCTAACTTCTTCATGAGTTCACCATCACTATGAGCATCGTTACTACCGCTACGCCGTACGCAGCTCCCGCGACTATCAGCGCCTTGATGAGAGACATCATAGGCCTAGGATGTGCCCAACCCAGCGCAGGGCTGCCATGAGCAAGTTCCAGCCGATGTAGATGCTTACGAGCATGCTGGCCAACCCTACGATCGCCATCAAGATCCAGCCCAATACATTCCCAAACATGCTGCCTATCCATCACGACTGAGTAGCTCAACGTGCCTGTCGAACCACACACGCTCCCGCTTCTCCTTGATCACCTTGGCCGCCTTAAGGGATAGCCAGGTAACCGCAGCCACCGAACACAAGCCAACAACCGTGAGGAATATCAGCCCACCACTTCCGACAGCGAACCGGTCGAACATAACCTCAACCATCCGCCAGTCCCCACCAGTAGCTGGTCGCCGTACTCAGTACTGCAACACCAGCCCAGACCAGCAGCGCTCCCGCTACCTCCCGTCGGTACTCATCCTTCTTACCTTTCATTGCTCCTCTCCTTCCTCTCACCTTCCCACATCTACCTATACATGTCAAGTATACACACCCTGTTACCCTACCGTTTACCTGTGGATAACTATTCTCTTCCAGCTGTCTCGGCCACACCCCGAAGGGGTTGGTAGGCCGATGTCTTTTGTTTGTTTTGTGTTTATCAATTTTCCCATGGATCTTGCAGATCTCTCTGGGGCCCCCCGGTTGACCCCACGACCCCGAAACCTGGGTCCCATGCAATAGGGATTATAGATAAGAGGGGACCCGCTCGCGCGCCGTAGGCGCTTAGCTAAACGGGAAAAGCTAACTGGGGGAAGCAGATAGTGGTATTAGGTACGAGCTGATGGGGGAGTATGAGGGGGAAGGGGCGAAGTGCGTGTCAAGGGGGGTAGCTAGCGAGGTGGTGGAGTGGGCGGAGGCGCTAAACGGGGATGTCCATCGGGCTAGTAGGCGGCAGAGAGCTAATTGATAAGTGGTGGTAAACGTGGTAAGGTACCGGATCGATGTCAAAGTACAAGAGACTTACGGATAAGGTTCGAAGGGACCGGACGAATTTGAACAGCAGCGGCTATGACAACGTGAAGCCTGAGAAGCCTGAGGGTGCGAAGGTTGGATGGAGCACTGACTACAGTGTTGAGAAGACGTTAGTAGGGCGGCATGCGACTGTTCAGATGACTGCGGTAGTTGAGGTGATGTCTTCTGGGGTCCCTATGACGTTTAGGGAGATTTGGGAGAGGGCGCAGGCGATCCACCGTGTTGGGGACCGGACTGTCAGGCAGCATTTGCAGCGGATGATCGAGGATGAGCGAGTTGTGAGGCTTGAGGCTCCTTCCTTCTCCCCGTTGTACGTCATGACTAGCGGGAAGGCGCCGCGCCAGTGGTTCAGGTGCCGGGATTGCGCGAAGGTGACGGCGTCTGACCAGGAACTTCCGGAGGAGATCGACCGCGGGCAAGTAGACGGGGCGTACATGTGGGGGACGTGCCGCGAATGCATTGATGCAGGGGTGGAAGTGACGCGTTCCAAGCTCGGAGGGCGGTGGCCCCTGAAGCCTTCTGGCGGATACAAGACTCCTAACCAGAAGAAGAGCGGGGTAGACCTGCCAGATGCCAACGTTTACAAGGACTTGACAGAAGAAGGGGGAGTAGGGTAGGTTCTTTTCGTTACTCCTCGTTAGGCCCCTGTAGGAGTGAACATGGACCGCTCCACAGGGGCCGTTTTAAGAAGGATCCCAGTGAGGCAAGGGGTTGCGTTGGCAAAGAGTTGCTCCTACCATAATTTCATCACGTTCCACCATAGCTAGTGGTCGGCGTGATCTCCTTTGGGTTGGGTCCCCGGCTGCACCTCACTGGCCGGGGGCCTTTTTAATAGGTAGATGCCTCTGGAAATGAAGCAGCCTAGCGCTGCTAAGGGGCTCCTGGGAGATATCGTGAAAAAGATCACATCCGCAGTTTCGTTTGCTCTTGTTGCGGGCCTGTCTGGCCTGGCGATGAACGCGTTTTCCTTGGGTGGGGCTGACGTAGACGTGAAAGGCCTTGGCAGTGCCGTTACTGGGGTGCTTGGTGGTGGCGGAGTAGCCGAATCCCTTGCTGGGGCCGCGATTACAGGGTCAATTCCATTAGGCGGGAGCTCTCAGGGAACCCCGGAGGGGCCTTTATCGATTCCGGGTACGGTCGTTTCGACGATTGTTCTGACGCTCCATAACGTGACGACGTCATTGGGCCGCCTGGAAGATATGATTCAGGAAGTGGGGAAGACCGCGATCGCGATCAACGACCTCTCGGACCTGATGGGAATCAAAAACGATGAAATCGACACGTGGTTGGCAAGAGCTGACGACTGGGCCAGGATAGATCAAGAGCGAGCTAACAGGATTGAGTTGCTGGAAGCTCAGCTCGAGGCTGCCCTAGGGCGGTTAAATTCAATCACGGAGGCGTTGAAGCCTCCAGGAGGATAGAGAATATGACCTTCGGGGAAAAGATTCGTCCCAACGTCATCATTCTGGCAATATTGACGGCCGTAGTAACGGTCATCTTTGGTGTCATGCTCATTGGGCTCATCGATGGTCAAATATCGAATGAGATCCTTGCGTTGCTTGTTGGTATCGGTGTTGGAGGATTGATGACGCTTGCTGGTCAAGTCGCAACAGATCCGCCTCCGCCTACGATTCCTGCACAGACCCATGAGGCAATGATGAAGCTTGCTGCTAAGCAAGGCGAAGAGGGCGGGGCCTAGACCTCAAAGAGTAATGGCGGCGGTCTCCTGCCCTGACGGTTTCTATCGGACCTGATGGGCGTCGTACCGCTAGGGCCGTGGTTGGTTGTCCTACTACTGGCCACGGTCTTTTTTTGTCTAAAAGACTACGCAGCTAGCCAACCGGTCACTCAGGACCCGGGCCCTCACAGGAGCTGCTGGCCAACTGCGCAGAATGCAGCCAGGTGCCTACTCTATTAGGCCTAAGCCTTTGGGACACAAATGGGCGGAAGAGCGTCAACGACGATTCCATCCCTGGTCCGACACCAAGCTTTAGGATTAAAGCACATCTACCACCACTTGTACACCTATGCTCGATAGTCGGTGGTTCTTGATTTCTGCTTCTCTGGTATCGGAGAGAAAGAGCTCCACGCCTGGATCTCTCCGTAGCAGCTGTCGCACTCCACTCGGTTGAACATCTCCTGCTCGATGAACGAGTTGTCGCCGCACTTCTTCTTGACGTGGTGGTGGCGGGTGATTGGCTTCCCGTCGTAGCTGAAGATCCGGTCAATCCCCGGGCATCGCTTCCAGCATTGGCAGGCCGGCTGGTAGTAGACGAAGTTGGCGAACTGGTTCTTGACGCTGACCTTTTCCCAGAACTGCCCGCATTTCGGGCACATGCCCCCGTAGCTCTGAGCCCGCATGAGCTCAAGCACGGAGGCTGACAGCGGACCATGTTTCTCCCCCATCCAATGCTTCCACCGGTCTGCGCATGTCTCGACTAGATCCTGTTTGATTGGTGCGATTTCTCTTGCTAGGTCACTCATCGTCTTCCTCCTGGACGTACTTGGTCTTCTCGGCCCATCTGATCGCTGCTTCGGCATACCCCTCGAACTTGCTCTCGCGGAAAATGGTTGATGGCCTGACGTACCCGGCCATGTCTGGATCTGGCAGCCAGGTGAAGCAGAGGTAGTCAATCACGAGCTTGTAGCGCTTGAGGTTCTGCGTCTCCCCCCACCTGGCGTTGATCGCGTTGATCGTGGACTTGGTATTGGGGCTGAACCCAGTCCCGGCACGCTCGTTCAGGTACCCGATGATCTCGTCTACTGGTGCTTTTGGACGGCGTCGGGGCTTCTTGCCCGACAATGAACCTTTAGGTTCATTACTTAACTGTGTTGTGTTGTGTTGTATTGTGGCATTGGTCTTGTCATTGGTGGGGCTATGGTCCTTGCTATGCCAGCGCTTCTCAGCACCGCGTTTTCCGTGCTCTTTTCGTCGACAGTGCCGTTCCCAGGCGTCGATCGCCATCTCTGACATGTAGGGGTGGTAGAGGCGACCGTCAGAACATGGGAAGAACTTGGACAGCGCCTCGTCCTTGATGTCCTGCCATTCCTGGTCCGTCACTCTCAGGCCGCACACTCGGGCCAAGATCCTTTCGTCGTTGGGAAGGGAGGCTCGCGGTTGGTGCCAGGCGTAAGACCAGAGAAACACGGCAGCGCCAAACCCGGAGAGAGATACCGTCATCCCGAACGTTGAGCTGAGTAGCTTGTCCACATGGAGCGGCATCCAAGGGAGGTTGGTCAGATCTACTTCTTCAGGGACCGGCGGGTCAGGAGCCTCCTCAATTGACGTGACATGGAATATTTGATAGGGTGTGTCTTGCGGGGCGATGCCCATATTTAGCCTCCCAGCTTATGTGGTGTCGTGGCCGGCGGTTTGTTAGTTGCCGCCGGCCTTCCCGCATTTTATACCAAGGCCAGTAGACTTGTGCAAGCGGGGGTGTATACTCCCATCGCTGGGCGAGACTCATGTTTTAATCCTTCTAGGGTCTCGTGGGCTGGTGGCATTTCACCTTGTGCTGCCAGCCTTCCCAGCACTTTACAAGGACTTGCAATATTGCGCAAGCATGATCAGAATCCTGAGCATGAGAAAGTTCAAGGTTTACCGAGACCACGGCACTCCGGCTAATATCGAGGCCGACGAAGATGTCATCGAAGAGCAGAAGGGAATAGTGTTCAAGCGTAAGGGAAAGATCATCGCTAAATTCCACTGGGAAAACATTCACGGATGGGAAGAGAACCTGGCCAAGCCGAGAAGCACTACAGCCAAGAAGTGACCGAAGGCAGTGGGTTCATACCTGCAGGACCCATAATCGAGTCTCCTGAGCACCCCTCTGATGTGCACGATCGCATCGAGAGGGCGATGCTCATAGTTCAGCTGACAGAAACCGCTGAACGCCCGACCACCTTAGCTCGCGCATGGCGCATGGTGACGGGCGACAACCGTTGCACGGATCAGTCCGCCACCAATCGCGCGAACGATGATAAGCGATGGTTCAAGCGCAAGTTCGGCATGGGGTTGGTCGCGGCGATGGATTCTCACGGCCTAGGCCTGCTGGATTTCATTACTCGCCTGAAGAGGCACCTGGATGCTCCCGTTCGGGACAGATCCGGGAAAATCGTCGTTGACCCCGATACCGGAGACGAGGTCCCTGACTACAAGACCCAGTACAAGGCGTTCGAGATTTACAACAAGCTCCTCGTGCTGTCTGGATTCATGGGGATGATTGAAGCGGCCAAGTCTCCTGACGAGCAGCCGGTACATACCGGCGCAAGCGAGAGGGAGGCGGCAAAGGAATTCCGCGTTAAGCTGCGCGAGCGCAGTGCTGCGGAGGCCGTAGATGCCGGCTAGGGGCACTATATTCGAAGCGGCCGGGATGGCTCGCCCCGAAGAGACAACCGCTCCACAGTGGGAGTGGACGTCGAATCCTCCTAGACCAGGAGAGACTCTCAGCCAGCAGGACAAGGTTCTGCACACCACTGACGACAGGATCAAGGAAGTTCTGTTTGGCGGAGCTCCTGGGGGCGGAAAGACGCACCTTCTGATCGCCATGGCCTATTTGCACGTCATGGAGTTTGGGCGCGACGCGATCGTTGGCATGTTTCGGCAGGAGACTCCTGAATTCCGAGACATTCTTAACCAGGCAACGAAGATGTACTTACCGCTTGACGGTAAGTGGAACGACAGGGACCGCATGTGGAGGTTCCCGAACGGCGGCACGATCCAGATGACCTACCTGAGGAACATGGAGGACGCTTTCGGCCATAAGGGAGCGGCTTACTCGCTGCTTCTCTGGGATGAGATCACGGGGTGGCACGACGAGGCTCCGTACGAGTTCTTGCAGACGCGCCTTCGATCTACTAACCCTGACCTGTTTTGCCAGTCTGTAGCCACGGCGAACCCGGATGGTCCGGGAATGTGGTGGGTTAGGGAGCGGTGGAGGATCATGGATCCTGCCACTCCTCCGGAGATGGCGTTTCACGCCGAGCTGGACGCAGATGTCCCTGACGACGCGATGGCCAGCAAGAGGGTGTTTATTCCCTCTCTCCTGCAGGACAACCCCCATCTCAATCAAGACAACCAGTATCGGGATGCCCTCTACGCGATTAAGGACCATGCGCGCCGTGAGGCGTACGTCAAGGGAGACTGGTCTGTATTCGTTGGCCAGGCGTATCCGGAGTTCGACGAGAGGTTCCATGTCTGCAACCGTCCGTTTCTGCCTTCTGACTGGCCGAAGTGGGCTGCTCTGGACTGGGGGTCATCGACTCCTTACTGCCTGCTGTACTTCGCCAAGGATCCGGTCGGGCATGTCTTTGTCTGGCGAGAGGTGTATGGCGCGGACACGAAGAGGAAGAACATGGGCCTGTCCCGTTCTGCATCCGAAGTTGCCAGGGAAGAGTGGGCACACGCGACGGAGCGTGGAGTTCGAATGCTGGTTGTGGACCCCTCGATTTACAACAGGACTGGACATGAGAGGACTATTGCAGACGACTGGGCTAAGGCTGGATGGGTTCTGCAGCGAGGAAATCGCGACCGGAGGACTCGCGGAGAGAAAATAAGAGACGTGCTGCAGACTGTGTGCTCTGATGGAAGGCCGATCCTTCAGATAGCCGATCAGTGCTTGAATCTTAGGAGGACCCTGCCTCTGCTGGTCATGGACTCGTTTCGGCCAGAGTTGATCAAGGACGGCGGGGAAGACCACGCTTGGGACACGCTGGGGTATGGGCTGTTGTCGACATTTGCTATTCAGTACGATGCTGGTATGTTCGGCGAGGATTATGACAGTAGTAACGGAACCTATAAGGCTGGTGTAGACTGGACAGATGGGCCAGCTCAGGATGATGATGATGGACAGAAGGCGTTCCAAGAAATGATGGCGGGGAGACTGACCAGGTAATGCCGGCACAACCAGTTACTAAAGAGACGAAGCCACAAGGAGTCCACTCTTCGATCTCGCGCTTCATGAAGAAGGCGATGGTCAGAGATGAGGCCCAGCTTTCTCGAGAGCTGGAGCACCGTCTCGCTGAGATGCAGGAGATCCGTCGTCCTTACGAGACGCAGTGGAAGGAAATCGCAGAGCTGGTTGTTCCTGAGTACGAGTTCGTAATTAATCAGTGGCTAGACCACAGCACATACGACGGTCCCAAAGGATCTGACAAAGCGATCGGGGAGAAGATCTACGATTCCACGGCCCTGACGTCTCTTAAGACTTTGGCGGACGGATTGATGGGATATCTCGTAAGTCGTTCGTCACGCTGGTTTCACTTGATTTTCCAAGATAGCGCGTACATGGAATATCCGGGCGTTCGGCAGTGGATCTACGAAGTCGAGGACATCCTCTATCACCAGCTGTCTAGGTCGAACTTCTACGATGAGCTGCACCCGTCTCTGATGATTGGCGGTGCGATGGGCACGTCCACGCAATTCCGTCAGTACGACGACGCACGCATGCAGCCGCACTTCAGCACGAGAAATCCTGTTGAGTGCTACGTCGCAGCGAACCATATGGGCGAAATCGACACGGTATATCGAGTGTTTCGCATGACGCGTCGACAGGCGGAGCAGATGTTCGACTCGAACCTGCTAAGCGACCGGATCAGGGAGGACCAGAGCGGGACTCGTGCATGGCCGTTCCTGCATGCTGTCTTCCCGCGAACCGACCTTGATACCGGGATGGGCCTGAACAATCGTGCCATAGGCTCGTTGATGAGCATCGATCAGCCGTATGCCTCTATCTACAAGGAGCTTGGGGCTAGCGGAGACACCTCTTCTGGACAAGGCGGGGCTGCCGTCAACACGATCATTTCGGCAGGCGGGTTCCGCGAGAACCCGTATACCGTGTGGCGCTGGTCCACCGAGCCTCTCTCCGTTTACGGATCGAGCCCGTCGCGCAAGCTTCTTCCGCTGATCAGGCAGCTGAATCAGTGGTCAGAGATGCTTTTGCTGGCTGGAGAGATGGCCGTAACGCCACCGGCGAACATACCGATTTCCATGGGGAAGAGGCACCACCTCCATCCGCGTGGAGTGAACTTCTACCATAACCACCAAGAGAAGGCGGAGTTCATGCGGCCAATGGGCAATTATCCGATTGGTCCGGAGCGTGAGCAGCGTCTGGCGGCCATGATCAGAGAGGCATACGGAACTGATACGTTCCTCATGCTTCAGCAGTTGGCTTCACAGTCAGGATCTCCGCGCACTGCCTTCGAAACGGCAGAGCTCGTCAGCGAAAGGGCGGCTGTCCTAGGTTCGACGTTAGGACGTCTGCAGAATGACCAGATCGAGCCAAACGTAGCGTGGCTGTATCAGCAAGAGAGGGCGAGAGGGCATCTCCCTGATCCGCCTGAATCGCTTGTAGCGGCCGGACGTCCTCCGATCAAGCTGGAAATGGACGGAGAACTGGCGCGTGCGCAGAAACTGATCCGCATCAGGTCTGTAATGAAATTGGTAGAAAGTCAGATGCCTATATGGCAGCTGGCGCCCTCAACCCTTGACGGGCTGGACTTTGACGCTCTTAGCAGGTGGATCAACATCGAAGGCGGAGCACCTCCAAACATGGTGAAGACCCTTGAAGAGTTGGCTCTGGTGCGTGAGCAAAAGGCTGCGGAAGCAGAGCGCGCGCAGGGAAGAGAAGACAAAAGGATGACGGCGCAGATGGTTCGCGCATCAGGCGGAGCCGAGGAAGCGATGAATGCGTCTGCTGCCGCTGCGGAGGCAGGCCTAATCTGAGCGACGACATACGATCTATAACCGGAGCTCTCCAGGAGCAGATGGATGCGCCTCAGAATGCTGAGGTTCTAGAGCCTCCTCCGAGAGAGCTGCGCGAGGTGTTTCAGCAGGTGTTCCTGGCCACCGAGCCAGGCAGGCAGGTTTGGGCCTGGATGCAGCACAAGTTTTCAGGGGAGACTCTGATTTTGACGGAACAGCAAAAACATGAGCACAATGTGATCCAGAGGATTAAACATATCCTGGGGTATGGTCAGACCTTTGAAGACATGAAGCTGCAGACCGATGCGGCGTCTCAGGTTGCCCAGCAGCATGGATTTGTTGAGTATTTCAACCAGGAGGAAGGATAGTGAGTGATGTTGATCAGTCCCAAGAGGGGGGCGAGCAACAGGCAGAGGCCAGTGAGGGTGGTGATGCCAAGTGGTATCAGGATCTGCCGGAAGATCTGCACGGGGAGGCTTCGAGGTTCAAGTCTCCAGAAACTCTGTTAAGGGCCGCAATTGAGCGCAAGCAGGAGCTAAGCGCGCGTCCACCGAAGGAAGCCTTGGTTATCCCGGATTCGAGTGCATCATCGGAGGATTGGGCAACGTATCGAGCGAAGCGGGGGATCCCAGATGATCCTGACGGGTACGTCTTCGAGCTTGGACAGACGAATGATGCAGGGAAGCCATGGGAATTATCACAGCAGCCCGACGAAGAGCTATTGGAGCGGTTTAAGGGCAAGGCTCATGAGCTTGGCTTGAGCAACGTCCAGGCTCAGGGGATTGTGGCTGACTTTCAGGACCAGGCTATGGCGAGAGCGAAGGAAGAGGCTGACAACCGACAGGATTCCCTGCGCGCACAGAAGGAGTACCTGGCGAATACGTTTGGGGAGAATGCTCAGGCGGAAGTGGCGGCTCTCGAACCTATGCTAAAGACCATCATGGCAGACGGAGAAGATTGGGTGAACGACCTGTTCAACCTTGAGAGCACCCCAGAGGGGCTTGGCAACAACGGCCTGTTCCTTCGGTTCATGTCTGGCATTCGAAGGATGATGAGAGCTGACCGGTTTGTAGACGTTGAGCAGAACGGGCAAGTCACCGCGACGAACGATGAGCCAAACCTGAATACCCTCTACCCGTCGATGAAGGGCTGGAAGGGGTAATTCGTGGCCAACAATTACAAGTGCCCTGATTGTAAGCTGGAATTCACGCGTCGAGACGTGAAGAGGTGGGAGCACATGCGCCTTCCTGAGCAACAGTGGAAAGATCGCCTTGGAGATGTTGAGCACAGGGAGAAGGCTGAAGGCGAGTACGTCTGGTGCCCTAACGAGAAGTGTAACCGGAAGATCCCGTACTTCTATGCACCCAAACCAGTTATTGGCCTGGGATTCGGGGCCGGGACTTCTAAAGTAGCCCACGGGGAGTAAAAGTGCCGGCGCTCGTTATACTGCTGTACGTTGGCGGCGTATGCTTGACGTTCTTGGGATGCTCGCCGAACCTGGAGCCAGTAGTGCCGGTCGATGAACCGTCGTTCCCGGATCCTGTCGCTGCCATGCCTCCTATAGGCCAACCGGAGCTTGAAGATCTCCCTGATCAAGGCTGGGGACTTCCAAGCGATATGGTCGATGAGGACGGCCAGCCTCCGTTAGGCTGGCTGTTCTGGGTGTTGGCGTGGCCTGTCTTCTGGTTAACAATGGCGTTACTGCGTTATTTCGTAGCACTGAAAAAGAAACAAGAAGGAGACAAGGATTAATGGCAAAGCCAGGCGAATGGGAAAGTCCGATGGCGGCCCTAGAGAGGAATCTATCTGGGGCTAGGAACAGTAATATATCAAAGGCTCGGATCGACCTGAGCGTTTCGGCGATACCTCCGCCAGGGACTTGCCGGGTATGTGCCCACAAGAACGTGCACACAAGAGGCTTGTGTAAGACTTGCTGGCGTCTGGATGTACAGCGTCAGGTCGGGACTTGACAGCATTCTGGTAAGCTGAATACTCATTACGCAGCGACCGCTACCCCTGTAGGAGCCCCGCTGCGGCGGATACCCTCACTCTGCAGGCTCGGACGACTTTATAGTGCGCTAAGGAAAGGGATATGGCGAATCTAGGACTGAGTGATGTTCTCGTTCGGTCTGAGAACAAGACCCTTCTTCCCATTTTTAACAGGTTGCGGCAAAGAAACGACATTATGTCGCACCTGCAGTGGAAAGAAGCGTCACACAAGACCTATCACCGCTTCCTGCACCGAAGCTCAGAGCCGTCTGGTTCTTTTGTAGCTCTTGGTGAAGGTATCTCGGGGAGTCGCTCCGAGGTCGGTGTGGTCATCGAACCAATGGGGGTCCTCAAGGATCTGTCGGAAATTCCGGAAGACATCGTACGGGTGTCCCAGAATCCGATGCAGTTCCGCTTTGACGAGGACGTAGCATTTCTAGACGGACTGGCTAAGAAGCTGGTCGCATCGATCTTCTATGGATCACAGGCCAGCGACGCGAATGCGTTCAACGGACTGTCAACGCGTTACAACGCTCTGTCGAAGTTTAACGTAGTAGGTGCGGGCGGTAGTGGCGGCAGCGATACGTCAGCATGGATTATCAGCAATTCGGCTGATGATGGTGTTGCAGTGATTTATCCGGCGGGCTCAGGCTCGGCGGGCATCACGATGCGTGATCGCGGGATGCAGTACGTGGACCAGTCGGCTAGCAACAACGCGAGAGTATTCTCGGTTTTTACCGAGTTTGAATTCGCGATGGGCTTGGCCGTAGCTGATCATCGTGCAGCTCTTCGGTATTGCAACATTGAGCCAACCACCAACATCTTCGACATAACGGAGTTCATCGACCTGTGCAAAGAGGCGTGGGATCTTTCCACGACTCGAGCGTATGTCAACCGTTTAGTTTGGGGACAAGTGCAGAAGGCCGCTCTTGCACAATCAGGTAACTCGATTACGTATCCGGAAGACTCTCTTGGCCGTCAGGCCACGGCAATCTTCGGGATGCCTTTTCACATGGTTGAGCAGCTCGGCTCTGAAGCCACTGTAAGTTAGGAGGAAGTAAATGATTACTAGCAATAGAGAACTTCTCCATGACAATGCGACCATTGCCGGGAATGGCAACACGGCTTACTCAAGTGTCCTAGATATGGGCACGGCAGATGCTTGTGGAGCCTTGGCTGAACCGCCCAACCAGCACTACGTTGTGCAGATTGGAACGGCAATGACTACGGGAACTAGCACCACGTTTACTGTTCAAGGCTCAGCCGACAACAGTAGTTACGACGACCTGGACGAAGCTATCGTGCTCGTTACGGCTAAGCTAACGGCCAATACGTTTGTTATTGACCGTCCATTGCCTGTGCCGGACTCGGACCATAGGTACCTTCGGGTCAAGTATGTCAACTCTGGAAACCAGGTAGCTGGTACGGCATCCATCTGGATTGCTACCGAAGCCGGGACCGGAAACGACGACTCTAGCGGTGCTGACGGGGGCGGTGGAGTTAATAGCGACACCGGAATCTCAAGGTAGTTTGTGGCTGAGAAGAACGTAACCGTTACCGATGGCCCTGATTTGCATCGGCGGATCGCGGAAGCGGCTCAACTCCACGGAGTTGAGACGTCTGAGGTAGCGATAGTTCGGCCTTCTCAGATCGACTCTAGTGGCGAGGTGGCTCCGGGAGGGGCCACCGTCGCCGATCGAGGACTCAAAAGGTAAAGGTGAAAGATGGCTGAGAATGAGGCATTCCCGCGCAATTGGTTAGTGATGGAGAACTTCTTCTTTGAAGCTCTAGATCACAGCGGGGATCCGATCATGCATACGACGCGCACGGAAGGAGTCGCTGGCCTGAGCAATCAGGTAGTGGAAGAGACGAAAGCGATGCGGCACAACTGGCGTGGCGAGATCGTGCAATTCGACTCTCCGGAACAGGTTCCGAGAACAAGGCAGCCGGTACAGAAGGTTACTCCTAGCGGAGAGCCGGAGCTAGAGCCTGACGGAGCTGGCGGGTATCGATACTTATATGAGCAAACGAGCGAGCTGACTCGTGCCGGCCAGAGAAAGAAGAAAATGCGGGACGCAGGAGTGACAAAGTTTAAGCCCTTGACCAACGAGGAGGCGGAGCTACTCGGTCGCATGAACGTCGACCTCAGGCTAGAGCAGAAGCTTTATCACGATGATCACCCACTATCATGGATGGGGCCGCAAGAGGATGAGCCTTCGACTAACGGCGTAGAAGCATCTACTTCGGAAGCCTTGTCTACGGAATCACGGGCCCAGCTGCGCATCCAGGCCTCTGAGATAAAGAAGTTAAAAGCAGACCTAGCAAGGTCTAAGAAGAATGAGAAGCTAGTATCGGGGCGGCTGGCATCTGAAATGAAGCAGCTTGCTACGGCTAACAGCAATCGGCAGCTTCCGAAGAGCGCCCGAGATAGTAAATAAGCCCATAGAGTCATGGACACCGGCCTTGAGATTGAACTCGTCATGGCCGTCATGGCTCTTGGAGGGCTTGTTGTATCAAGCCTCGCATTTGCCTCCAGCAGTAAGAAGAGCCGTGAAGAGCGGCAGAGGGAGCGCGAGGAGCATGCCGAGGACAGAGGTGCCTTAAGGCAGTGGCAGCTAGGCGTGGACGATGACCTTATCGGCAAGAAGGCTGAGCTATCTGAGATTCGCGATGAAGTGGAGCGGGA